AGAATATATTGAAAATATTTACACAGATGGTACGCCAGAGATGGAAGCCTATGCATATGAATTAGGTTTTCGTAAATGGTGGGATGATGAAGAGTATAGAATTAGATAAAAGATGTATTTTATAAAAAAGAGTTAAGGAGGAGCTACAAGATGCCAGTTAAACCTAAAGTAGCTAAACAAGATGTTATAGAAGAAATATATACCTGTTTGTCTTGTGGTTCTGTATATCAAAAGCAAGAAGGTAATTTCTTTAAATCCACGTTTAGTCAATTATGGAATTATAATAACAAATATTTTCCAGTTTGTAAGGTATGTATCGAAAAAATGTTTAAGGAATATACCGATAGATATCAATCAGAAGAAACAGCTTTAAAAATCATATGTCATTATATTGATATGCCATTTTATGCTTCTTTGTATCAAAGTATAATTGAGAAAAATGCAACTTTTTCCATTGGTTTATATTGTAGAAATATGAATCAAAGGCAATTTCAGTATAAAACTTTTTTAAATTCTATCGTTGATGGTGAATTAACAAAAACAGAAAAAGAAATAAAAGAAGAAAGAGAAGCAAAGTGGTCAAAAAAAGATATACAAAACATGAATTATGTTATCTCAACAGTTGGTTATGATCCGTTTGATGATGTTGGTATGACTGATATGGACAGACGTTATTGTTTTAATATACTAGCTGGATATTGCGATACTGATGGTGTGCAAGAAGATGGTCACAAATTACAATGCGTTATTCAGTTAACTACTTTACATTTACAATGCAAAAAGTTGGATGAACGCATAAACCATGAAATGTTATTAACAAATCCAGATGAACAAAAAATCAAAACATTAACTCAGGCGAAAAAATCATTATTAGATTCAATAGCAAAAATTGCACAAGATAATAATATTTCATCTAACTATAATAAAAACTCAAAACAAGGACAAAATTCATTAAGTTCATTAATAAAAGAAATGGAAGAAAACGGTTTTGAAGCCATAAAAATAAATTTCTTTGATGTTAAAACAAGTCAGGCTTTTAAACAGATTGCTGATTTAAGTAATCAAAGTATTATGGATCAATTATCGTTTGATGATAATGATTACGTTGAAATTATTAAAGAACAAAGAGAATTGATACAAAAATATGAGCAAGAATTAGATACTCAAAAGGAAGAAAATCGTATTTTAAAAAATAAAATAATTGATTTAGAATACAAAAGGTAGGTGACATTATGGTTGAAATTTATAAACCAATGTCATCAAAGGAGCTTAGTCAACGTAAATTAGAAGTGTATTCTAAAATGGCAGAAATAGTACAATGGGGTAGAAAAAATCCTGTAAAATTTTGTGAAACTTTCTTTGGATTAAAGCTTATCGATTATCAAACATATTGTTTTATGAAAACATGGGTTGTGCAATTTGCTCTATGGGCAGAATGCCGTGGTGCAGGTAAAGATACTTTGGCGGCTGCATACTTTATGACTAGATTATTATTAATTCCAGATTATAGGGTTTATATAAGCAGTAATACATATGCACAATCTGTTGAATCTTTTAATAAACTTCGTGATATTGCATTAAAAAGAATCCCTTCTTTTGCAAGTGCAACAGATATTTTTGCTAGAGAAGTTGATAAAACTGGCAGTAATAGCGAAACAGGTTTTTTGCAAGCTCCAACTTGTAAATTTAGATTATATAATAATTCAATGATGGAGGCTTTATCATCAAATCTTGAAGCTATAAGAGGTAAACGTGGTGCGGTTTGGTTTAATGAAACTGCTTGGAAAACTGCTGAAGAATTGGCTGTAGTTGAAAACTATATAAACGTTGATACAAGTTTCTCTACATCAACTGAAAAGATTAGATATCATGAACCACAAAAGTTCCCCTTGCAAATACTTTATACATCAAGTGTAGGTGATGTTACTTATCCTTTTTTTGACAAATATAAAACATTTTTTAAAAAGATGGTTGTAGGGAACAATAATTATTTTTGTTTTGATATAGATGCTTATGATATATTATATCATTCAACTATTGATGGAGAACCAATTAAACCACATTTAACAAAAGATCAAATAATGAAAGCCATAGAAGAAGATCCAGATAATGCTGATGTAGAATTATTTAATAAATTTAGAAAAGGTGGCGGACAAAATGCGGTTGTAACAATGGATGAGTTAATTAGGAACTCAAAAATTAGAAAGCCATTGTTATATAATGATACTGGAAAAAAGAAGTTTATTTTTTGCTATGACCCTGCTAGAAACTTTGATGGTAGTGTATTAACTATATTCCAAATTATTAATGATGAAGAGGTTGGATATAAATTACGTCTTGAAAATGTTATTTCTATGGTAGATCAAAACACTAAGAATAAAACTCCCCTTCCAATGCCTCAACAACTAGAGATAATTAAAGATTTAATGGTTAAATACAATGGTGAACGTGCAGCCGAATGGGAAAACATTGAATTTTGGATTGATGCTGGAAGTGGAGGTGGCGGCATATCGGCTGTAGCGGATCAGTTGATGGATGATTGGGTAGATAGGTTTGGAAAGAAACATAGAGGTATTATTGATCCTGTACATAAACAATATGAAACAGCAAGAAAAAGATATCCAAATGCTGCACCGATTGTTCATTTAATTGATCCTCAAGGATATAGGAAAGTTATATTTGATGCGGTTGCAAAAATGGTAAAATTAAACCTTATTGAATTTACAGATTATGATAATAAAGATTATATTATGATCGAAAATGAAGAAGGTGGATTTGACACTGTAGAACTAACTAGTGAAGAAAAAATTGCTTTAAATACAATGAATATTGCAAAAATGCAATTGTCATATATGTGTAGATATGATACTCCTAATGGCGGTGTTCAGTATGAACTTGCCAAAGATAAAAAGAATATGCATGATGATATGGCTTATACAATTGCTATGGGTGCATATGCACTTACTCAATTAAGGAGAGAAGACTTGTTGCGTAAGCCAAAAGACTCCAATTTTGATCCTGCTACAATGTTAAAAATACGTCAACCAGTTATTAGAAAATACTAAATAAAGAAGGGAGGTTGAATGTATCTGTGATAGAAAATATTGAATTATCTGATGATCAAAAAAAACGTATTGAACAATATATGCTTTTATTTGCTAAACTACAAAAGAATATTGTTCAAGATTTGTATAATAATCACAATGATAGTGTTATATATAAAAAGTTTCCAAAGGAAAGAGTAATAAAAATGTTTGATAATCCACAAGCGAATGAAAGGGATCTTCGTGAGCTTAGTGGTTTTTTATATCAAGCATCAACTCATTATCGTAGATTAGTAGATTATTATGCTACTATCCTATTATACAATTATACAGTAGTACCAACAAATCTCCCTTTGGATATTAATAAAGAAAAATATAAAAATACATATTTAAATGTTATATATTTATGTGAAAAATATAATCTACGGCAAGAAGCAAAAAAGGCTATTAAAATGGCTATTAGAGATGGTGTATATTATGGTTTATGTTATGAAACAGACATTTCATTTCATATCAGACCATTTGATAATAGATATGCTAAAATATCTACTATTGAAGATAGCTGTTTTAGATTTGCTATTGATTTAGAATATTTTAATGGTAAATCAAAAGATTATATACGTGATATGTATGGTAACGATATACTTAATGCGTTTATAATGTATAAGGGTGATAAAGAGAAAAATATCAAAGGAGATAAGAAAAAGCGTTGGTATGAACCACCTAATGGAATATGTATAAAAGCTGATGAAACAGATTCAGTACACTCATTGCCTTATTTTGCAGGTTTGGCGATGAGTATTTTTGATATTGAGGATTATTCATTATTAAAGAAAGCAAAGGCTGAAAATGATAACTATAAAGCATTGGCGATGAAAATGATAACTGATGAAGATGGTGTTCCTAAAATGGATTATGAAATGGCAATGAAATATTACGATCAAGCAGCTGCTAATATTCCAGCAGGTATAGGCTTAATCTTATCGCCATTTGATATACAAGAATTTACGTTTAATAAGAATTCCACTGCTGAAAGAGATGCTTTAATTGAAGCAGAGGAAAATTTCTATTTTTCTGCTGGTACAAGTCCATTGATATTTGGTAGTGCAAAAGCCACATCATCTTCTTCACTCACGTTATCTGTTAAGCCTGACGAAGAATTGGCATTTAGTTTACTTGAACAATTTCAGAGATTTTTTAATATGAAATTAAAAAAGATGAATTTACCATATGGATTTGCAATTAAGTTCTTAGATCAGTCCATTTTCAATCGTGATGAATTTATAAATAGATATCAAAAAGCAGCTTCATATGGTGTTTCAGTAAAAATGCAATATGCTGCAAGTTTAGGTTTATCTCCTAGCGATGTAGAAGGAATGTCTTATCTTGAAGACGAAATATTAGGACTTGGTAAAACTAAATGGATTCATCCATTAGTGTCATCTAATGTTCAATCAGGAGTTAATAATGATGAAGGTGGTAGACCTACGGCAGAGGAAAAAGGTGAGCAAATTGGTGATGCTGGGGAGAAAACTCGTAATACTGATGGAAATGATAGGTGAAGGAAGTCAACTACCCAACGAAGAAAGGAGGTAGCAAATCTTACGCAGCGTCTTTGTAAGAGACGCAATTCCTCCACGTGGCTAAAGCCAGTGGCTTCCTTGCGTAAGAATTTGTGAATTTGAATAAATGGAGAAAAAGTTAATAAAGATATTAAATCCTGATAAAGCTGAGCAATTAAAACAATTAGGATTTAATTATATATTAGACAGCATAAATGGTCAAACCGTTTATGCTTTTTGTATATCTGATGAGTTAATTAAATATCTTCAGTCTAATTTTGACACCAATGATTTTTTCTTTGATAACACACTTAGGTTTTGACAAACAAGGAAAGGGGGTAATCCCAAATGGAAGGTAACAAATTATCCTTGTTGTTCAATGCAAAAATAAAAGCTTTTGAAAAACTTAATGAGAGTTTTCTTAAATGTAAATGTTATGTAATGGCATTAGGAAAAAATAGAAATAAATCTTATTTTAGTGAAGAAAACGTAAATAGAGCATATCCGTCATTAATGTATGTTCCAGTAATAGGTCATCTTATGCAAAATGAAAATGGCCAATGGTATCTTGGTGGACATGATTATAAATTGGACATAGAAAATGGTTTTGTATTAAAAAGTCAATGTGTTCCTTTTGGTGTTGCTATACCAAATCCAGAACCAGTATATGAAGAAGTTGAAGAACCAGATGGTACAAAAGCTAAATATCTTACTTGTGATATCATTTTATGGGTGGGCAGATATCCTGAATTAATGAGTGCTGTATATAGTGAAGATTGTTATTTTAATCAATCTATGGAGATTTTATACACAAAATCAGAAGCATTAGCCGAAGATAACACATATCAGAATATTATTGATTTTTCTTTTGATGCCTTATGTTTGCTTGGAAAATCAGATGATCAAAGATTTAATGTTGAACCTTGTTTCCCTAGTGCATCGGTTAGACCTATTACATATTCATTGGATAAAGAAGAATTTTCTTCATTTATGAATGAACTTAAACAAGAGCTTAGTTTTTGCTTGAATAATAAGGATAGTAAAGGAGGTAGTGTTTTGAATAAGAAAGAAGAAATACTTAAAAAGTATGGAAAAACTATTGAAGATTTGAATTTCTCAATAGATGAATTATCTGATGAGGAATTTGAAACTAAGATGGATGAGTTATTTGGTAAAAACAATGAACCTATATCTTTTTCTGCAACGTATAGACAGAAAAGAGAAGCTTTATCTAATGCACTTGATCCAATTATTGTTAAAGACGATGATGGAAATATTATTGAAGAAACATATTATTGGATAAGTGATTTCTCTGATGAATATGTTTTTGTGGAAAAAAATTATTGGACAGCAACTAACCATGAGTGTAAATACGGAAGATTTGCTTACACATTTGATGAAGCTACTTTAACAGCAACAATTACAAGTGAATTTGAAGAAATGATTCTTGAGTGGTTAACACTGGATGAAAAAGCAGCTTTAGATGAAATGAGATCAAATTATGAAAGAATTGTTAATGAGTATGAGGAATATAAGAAAAATCATACTATGTCAAATGAGGAAGTTGCCGAATTACAAAAATTTAAATTAGAAAAAGAAAAAGAGGAAAAGCTTGCTGTATTAAGTAAATTTACTGATATTGAAGGCACAAATGAATACAAAGAATTACTTAATAATATTGACAACTATTCAAAAGAACAGCTTACAAAGGAATGTTTCTGTATTCGTGGCATGTATTCTTCTAATGTAAATGAAAAAGAAGCAAATGGTTTAGTAAAGTTTTCAATTGATACACCAGTTGAGGACAATGATCCTTATGGTGGATTAATGAAAAAATATTTAAAGAAAGAATGATAAATAATATTAAACAATTAATAAGGAGGAAAGATACGATATGGCAAAAACAGTTATTAGATTAGACAATGTTGCTTTTACAAAGAATCCTGCACTTATTAAGAGTGCTAAGTATTATGATAATGGCGAAGTTGCCGCTATTGAGAATGGTATGTTCGTAGAAATTGGTGGTCTTTTAGACGGATAAAGAGAAGTACATAGGGCTGTTACTCCGAGTGCAAATAGTACTTATTTTGGTATAGTATGCACACCTGAACTTGAATATGACGAAGTAGGATATCATGACTTGGATACTTTTGAAAATGCTGCTGGAAGAGTTATTCGTGTTGGTATTCTTCAGAAGGGTGATATTTATTCTGTTACTGTAGATGGATTTGATAAAACTCCTGCTGTTGGTGATTTGGTTGAGTTACAGGCGGATACAAAGGCCAAGGTTGTTTCTACTGCTACTTCTGGCTCAACTCAGATTGGTAAGATTATTGAAGTAGAAACTGTTGGAAGATTTACTTTCTATGTAGTAGAGGTTCAGTAAAAAATATATAACATTAATAAGAAAGTGAGGTATTAGAATGGATAATGTAAATCTTGTAAAACTTGCGATTGATGCGTATAGAGGTCGTGTTGCTGGTAACTATTCTGTAGATGATTCAATGAAGGTTTTAAGAGAAGCTTTGGTTGAATTAAATGGTGGTTCTACTAAATTAGATTATAGAGCTATCAGAGATGGAAAATGTAATGGTTTATTTGCTATTGTTGAGGAAATTATCACAAAAACAGTTGTTGAAGGACTTCCTGAGAATTGCCCTTTGTTTGACTATGTAGAGATGAGAAATCTTAAATTGGGTGATACAAATCTTTTCAAGATTAAAGATAATGGTACATTTGTAGTTGCTGATATAGCTGAAGGAACACAGGGCGTTCGTAGACAGAGAATATTTGGTGGTCAGACTGTAGCTGTAGAAACACAGTTAAAAGCCATCAAGATTTATGAAGAGCTTAACAGAGTTCTTGCTGGTAGAGTTGATTTTAATGAGTTAATTGATACTGTTGTTAAATCATTTAATATTAAGATTAACACAGATATGTACAATGCAGTTGTAGGTGGATTTGATGGTTTGGTTGCTCCTTATAAGGAAGCTGGCTCATTCTCTGAGGACAAGCTTATGACTCTTATTGATCATGTTGAAGCTGCTACTGGCAAAGTTGCTGTTATTTTGGGTTCTAAGCAGGCAGTTAGAAAGATAACAAACATAACGGGAGCAGATGCTAATTCTGCAAAAGAAGATTTGTATAATTTGGGTTACTTTGGCAAGTTCCATACTACTCCTATTATTGCTATGAATAATGCACACAAGAGAGGTTCTACTGATTTTATTCTTAATAATGATCTGTATATAATTGCTGGTGATGATAAGTTTATTAAGTTTGTTCATGAAGGTGATAGCCTGATAATTCCTGGCAATCCTTTGGACAATGCAGATTTATCTCAGGAGTATTTACTTGCACAGAGATATGGTTTGAAAACTATATTTGCTGAGCAGTTTGGAGTATATCAGTTGTCTTAATATATAATATATAACTTTAATTTAATAGGGGAGTGTTTTAACCACTCCCCTATTTTGAATAAAAGGAGGTTTGAATAATGGCATATACGGCTGAACAGAGAAAAACAAAAGAGCTAGAAAAGATGGAAAAGTTACGTAAGGAAATTGAAGATGAAATTAGAAAAGAGTATGAAAATAAATTTAATAATATTGAAATAACAGAAAAACCTATTGACACCGATGTAAAGAAAAAGGCTAAGGAAATAGAAAAATCAACTAAAATTCCTTTAGATACTATAATTCCCGTTACAAGCAATTATCAAGGTAGATTGTATTTTAAGTCAGCTAAAACAATGGGTTACTCTGTTGAATGGGATTCTTATGGTTCAACAGAATACATGGAATTGTCTGAATTAGTTGGTATGCGAAATACTTGTAGAAGATTTTTTGAAGATAATTGGATTATTATTGAAGATACAGAAGATTATAGTGCTTGGGAAATTTATCAATTTTTAAAAGTAGATCAGTATTATAATAATATTTTAACTCCCGAAAATATTGATGAATTATTCAAAAAAGATCCAAGTGAAGTGAAGAAAATAATCTCTAAATTATCTAATGGGATGAGGGATATTCTTAGAAGTAAAGCAAAAGTCATGTATGATAATAAACAGTTGGATTCTAATAAAATGATTGAAACACTTGAAAAATCATTAAATATTAAATTCAGCATCTAACTTTTAGAAAGTGAGGTGCTTTATGTCAACTCAATATTCAGATATATACAATAGTTTTAAAGATAAAATTACGGATTATGATTTATTAACTTATGAACAAGATATTCAAGAAGAAATTTTACTAAACTTATTAAACCAAGCATGTGCAAGATTTCAACGAATATGTAAAAAGGATTTAACCAATAGAGATGATTTAATTATGGAATTTAATGCTGATTTATCATTAGAGGAAATTGATATAATTACAGACTGGATGGTTGTAAATTGGTTATATCCTTATTTAAATAACGCTGAAAATTTAAAAAATTATATATCTACAAAGGATTTTAAACTTTTTTCTTCTGCTGATTTATTAAGAGCTATTCAAAATACCTATGACACATGCAGGAAAAATGCTAAATCTAAAATGAATGAATATTCGTTTGTATATAGTGATTTAGAAAAGGTGAAAAAATGATTGAAGTAAAATATGGGTTAATTTCAAATGAAAGTTTTTGTAGGTATTTTGAGTTCTTAATAAATAAAACATATAAAATTTTGCCTATGAAAGAAGAAAATTGTAAAACTCTTAAATCATATCTTGAAAGTTATTTGAGAGAACTAATTGGCAACAAGGAATTGGTAACACTTCTTGTCAATGAGCCACAATTTATTACTGTTTTAAATACTATACAATATCTTATATCTGAAGAATATTCAGTTGAAGTTTGCAAAAAAGAAGTATTTAAATGTATTCATTTATTAGAAAATATTAATAAAAAATATTTTAAAAAGGGGTGATTAGGTGGATAGATATGAAGCACGTTTAAAAATGTATGGTACAACAAAACGTGAACGTGATTTAAATAGATTAAAACAAGTTCTTATTAAAAATCTACCCGAATCACTCGATTGTAAACAAGTAAAGATAAATGATGAAGAAAGGCAGTTAATATTCTCAAGAAATAATAATGGATACGATATAATTTCATTACCAAATGAAACATTTAATACTGGTGATTATGTTACGTATAAAGAATTGATATATTTAGTTACTTTTACAGATGGGGATGATGAAATATACACCACAGGCAAAATGGAACTTTGTACTTACACTCTCAAATTCCAACACCCCAAAACTGGTGAGATACTCTCCTATCCTTGTATTACATCAAATCGTATTCAAGGAGTTGGAGAAAAAGAAAATAACACAATGACACTGCCTGCTGGTAATAAAATTGTGTTGTTGCCATTTAATGAAAATACTATTTTATTACAAAATAGTGCTACAAAAATATGGCGATTCTTTGTAGATAATCATCCTATAAATCCTAGACCGTATAAAT